GAGATAGTGATCGGCACGTTCCACTGGGCACACGCTTTCTGATGATCGGTCACGGTAATGAAACGCAGCTCACCAGTGGCGCCGGGACCCATGTAAATCTGTTCCGTATCCGTCTTGCCGTCAGCCGTAGCGGCATAGGTAGCAGAGACATACTTGTGGGTCGGCATACCTTCGGCACCATGTGTGAAGTCCGTACGAAGATAAGATCCCGAGAACTCGTCATCCTTGGCCGCGCTTAGGTCGAAATTATCCCAGATAGCTGCCGTAGGAAGCTCTGTAGTCGCACGCGAGCGTACGGACACCTCTGCACCCTCGACGTTGGTCTGCAACAGGGCCTGTACCAAACCAGCGGTACTGGATCGATCCACAGTCTGCATGGCCCGAGCGATGGGTCTTCCCTCGATCACGCCGCCCGCGACGTGGCTGTTGTCTTGCAGGGTCAGTATAGTAACATCGATCGTACAGTTCTGATCGGTCCAAATCGGTACTTTTTGACCATCAGCAGTGGGCACGTAAATATCCATCAGGCGGGTACCGCCATCTGCGACGATTTTACCATCATGCTCTTCTGTTAGAGCGCCAGCGTAATTCTTGGCATTACCGTCGTTAATTTGAACACGAGTTGCCCGCTCCCCGTCAACGTCGGTCGCGGTACCCTGATTCTGATCATAAACCACTTGCCACCCGCCACGAACAGTCACCGAAGAACCGGTGTTGTTCTCAAACATGACCCGCTTCTTAGAGACTTTTTCACTTTTGTATGTGACTTGACTCATTTGAGTCCTCCTGGGGAGTTGATCCCCGTTTGCGGGGGAGGGTTGACCTCCCTCCGCGTTGGAAATACTAATTCTTAGGCTTTTTAGGCTTCTTAGGCTTCTTAGGCTTCTTAGGCTTCTTAGGCTTCTGTTGCCCGTTCAATAATTTGATTGCGCCTCTAAGTGACAATGGGTTTGTGCATGACAAAACCGGCTCTTCGACGGTTGGTACACAGGTTGTTGTGGGACCCGTCCAAAAAGATGGTATACGCCGTATGCTGACGACGATCAGTCATGGGTTCCTCTTCGTGCATCCAGTCATCAGCCATAACGACGGGCTTGAAGAAGGCAAAATCGACCGTGTAAATAGGGTCAGTTGTGGTTCCAGTCACGGGATCAGTCACACCATCAAGCTCTTCACCAGGATAGACGACGGGCAAGCGGTTGATCATGGCCAATCCATCATCGTTCATGCGAACATTGGACATGATATCCTTGCCAGTATGGTTGTCGTCCTTGCTGTCGGCAAGACGCATGATCTCACTCATAGCCTGAAACCCAGTATAAATGCGCTTGGAATTCGCAGTTTCGCTACTGGGGTCCTGCACGTTGATTGGTGCCTTGAAACGCGTGCGCAAAAACGCGATGCGGTAGGTATCGATGAAGTTAGCGTTAATCTGGGTGTACGTTGCGGCATAGTTACGCCAACGCGCGAACGTGGACGCATCCAAACCTGCGCAGGAAGTACCAGTAGAACCGTCCTGATAGCGGATGGTCTGGCCACTGAACCCGGCCCCCGTGGTATCGGCGTTCAGCATGTTCAAGTAATAAGGTACCCCGTAAGGGTACAGGTCATCACTTGCACTGGTAGGAGTCTTCCAGGCTCTCTCTTCGATCAGGTTCGCCAGGGACCACAGGCCGTCATACCGGCGGGTCTTGACCATATCGACGAACGCTGCGGGTTGCCGGTTACGCAAGATTTCTCTACGATCCCAGGAATACTCCGTACCAATTTGAACCCAGGGCACAGTGATCGTTTGCACGACATCGTTGACAGTAGGCTCGTCAGTATCATACAGCCGACGATACCTGGCCGCTCCAGTGTGGTCGAGCATCACGCGGCGACTGATAGCGGTACCACTCTCGATCTCCATTCTCTCATTCTGGTAAATCCGAGAGAATTCATACTCGGGATGGTCCCACATTATTTCTATTTCTTGTTTGGGCAAATCTTCCAACGTGGTGGCGATAAGGTCCGCCAACTGCGCATTTTTCACAGCCATTTACTATCCTCCATTACCAAAAACTTTGGCCAGGGCTCTACCAGTCTTTTCCACCAACTCCTCGTGAGTTTTGGGTTTGCCAGCGGACCTCGTAGAACTACCTGTCCTCTTACTATCTGATGGGCGCACAACGCGTGACTTGCTTCGCTTTTTTACACTTTTGATAAGGCTATCACGAGCCATGACTGCGGCCATCGGTTCCGACACTATGTTATGCGCCATATTTAGCGCATCGTCCAGCGTCACGTCTTTACCATTAAACTGGGCACCGAGCATTATATTCTCTGAAATCTCTAGTACCTTTTCCCTGTTCATCCTCTGTGCGATCGGCAAATTGTGCCACGCCAGGTCCGTTTCCGGTAGCACCCCATAGAGCATATCGTACTGCTTGACATCGTCCGTTCGGAAGAAGTCTGAAGTCTGCTTTACTTCATTCGTCTTACGAGCGTTTTCAAGTTGCAACATGTCCGCGTCATGCGATGACAATCGTCTGTTTACGTCATTCAATTGACCGTTGAGGTCACCGATCATATCATGCTGTTGCCTGTACACCCGAATGAGCGGGTCGTTTGCCCCGTGTTCAGCTTCATAGGCCGCCAACTCGTCGGGACTTAAACCTGGAAGTTGCGTCGGGGCACCTTGGGGGGTACGCCCGTTTGGTTGCCCACTGCCGCCGTACTGCTCTTCAAGTTCCTTCATTCGACGGCCAGCATCTGCGTACCATGACGACTGCTGGTTCGACTTTGCATGCAGGTTCTTTAAGAATCTATCCGTAGCTTCCGGGCCATTGGACTTAAGCATATTAACGATGTCGTCCTTTGTCCACTGGTGTTCCGCAGCCGAGCGAAGATATACTTCTGAGATGTCATAATCATCGTCACCTGCTTCGCCTGTAGGATCTGGATCTGGATCTGGATCTGGATCTGGATCTGGATCTGGATCTGGATCTGGATCTGGATCTGGATCTGGATCTGGATCTGGATCTGGATCTAGTTTGTTCTCACGGGGTACAATACGCTTCCCTCGCTCCCCGTCTCCATCTCCGTCTTCGAAGAGTTCGCTCAGCCCCTCGCCAACTTTCGCTAAAAGTTTGGGGTCGATTACGGCGTTAGGTTGCGAGCTGATAGGTACTGACGGTTCTTCTCGCGGTCCCAATTTTTCCATTGTTGCGTCTCCAATAAGCTGCCCGGCGTACCGGGGGTAGGTTACTTAGATGCTAGTGTTACTGTTTTCCTTTTCCTTCTACCCGATTGCTTGACGTGACCAGTCTGTTCGAGGTACTCATCGTGATCCGGGTAATTCTCGAATACTGGTCGGCACTTCTCGTCTAGCGGTATCTTTGGGTAAAGACGTCTATGTTCCTCGACCTGCTCCGGGTGGATAGCCAATGAATCTGAGTGTATCGGCTTAGTGTAAGAATCTTTGTACACTCTCGGCATACCGGCATGCCAATCCCGAACCAGTTTCGCGCTACAATTTATACACGTCTTGTCCTTTCCCTTTAATTCAGCATACGGACAAACGAAGTCAACCGTGAGCCCACACCCTTCGCACTTGAATGGATATATCATGCTCTGCCCCCTTAATAGTTACATGCCCATTTTCTTCATCTTATTACCGACCTTCTCGACGGCGGCGAACTTACCCTCCGCCTCCGTCAATTTCGTCTTCTTATGAACCAAGTACGCTTTCATGTACTTGACCATCTTGGGATCGTCCATGTACTCTTGTGCTTCTGTCACTTTGTCAAGCGCGCTTTCTACCATATATTTGGAGTACTTGTTCTCCTTATAAGGCACAGCGTTCTTACTCGACTTGTCCTCTTCGTAGTAATGGTCTGGCATTACAATCCCCCTTGGAATCCGCTCTGTGCGTCGTTCGCTCCCGTCTGTTCACTGGACCTCCTATCCTGCATTGGGCTGGTAGGTCCTGATACCCCACCAACCGCGGCACCATTCTGCGCAATAGCCCCGTCCATTCCGGCTTTCATGGGACCTTGAGGCCCGAGTATGGAAGCAAGTTGCAGCTTCTGCATATACTCAGGATCCTCGAACCAATCGTGTACCTCGTCAAGGATACCCATGTTCTCGGCAATATCGGACAGCGCCTTCGCGATATTAAACGGCGTTCCAGCTTCCGTCATAAGAGTCCGACCCGCCATAACGACACTCGGTATTACTGAGGTTGAAAACTCCATGATCAGTTGCGACAGCTGCCTCGGATCCTTAATTTCCATGGACCTTTGTTTTATATCGAAAATGTAATCCTCTGGCATGCCACGGCGCTGCTCTGGTGTAAGGGTTAACTGCGCATGGTCACCACTCTGTCTTCGGTATGGAATCGGTATGCTTATCAAAGGATCGTGGTGCATAAACCACGCCTCTTTGCGTGACAACTCACCTGCTGCATCATACAGCATGCCCCGGCCATCTTCTAGGCCTACGTTTGAATTCTGCTGCATGTTATTTGACTGAGTCGCGGTCTTAGCGTTCGCTGCGACCCCGGCCATCTGGTCAGGATTGCCAGACATGTAATTAGACCACAAACGAAGACCGGTTATATAGTCATCGTCACCAGCCTCGCGCCCACCAATAGTCAGTGCGCTTAGATTCTTTGGGTCGCCCTGCACGATGTCACCGTCATCCGCGTCCCTGAAGTCCTCGGCCTCATCGACGCCTGTGGGGTCCACTACACCGATGGTCTTTTGGTTCATCTGGCGGGCCATGGTCTTGACCATCATTTGGTTGGCCATTAAATTCAGGTCGTACCACATACCTACGGGCGCTACCGGGAACGGATTATCTGGCACGGGCTGCGTCATGGATAGAAACGTATATGGTCCGTCTTTTGGTCCAAAGTACTCGTGAACCGCCAGGTAATCGTCAAACGATATTTGCCGAGGATCGGGTATAACCACCACGGCATCAGCATCGGGGGCATATAAATAGACGATGTCAACGAAGTCTTGCAGCTCCTGTATCTCGTTGTGTGGCATGTTCCTTTTCGTCATTTCGGCCACTCTTTTTTCAACATCAGCGTGCTTACTAGATGGCAACTGCATGATAAGGTCGTGGTCATACTCGTTGTTATCTAGCAGTATCTGTCTAGGGGCGCGGATTTTATCCCCCAGGAACGCGGCCTTGTCCCACGACTTACAATCGGGATCGGGCACAAAGTCGTCGAGGCTCACGTTGTCTGTAAACACCATCCCGTTGTCTATGCGCGTGTCACCGTACATCACGAACGACCCGCTGTCGGCCAGCGCAGTCTTAAATATAGCCATGCCCCCCAGGAACGCGTCCACCAGTCCATACCTCAACGTTTGTTTCTTCTTTATTTTCCGGTTGTTTCCATCCAGAGCCCGGCCCAGCAAGTACGCGTAATCGTCGTATTCAACAAAGTCCGACGACACCTTGGTTACTGGGTTCTTCATAACATACTGCGGGACGATAGCGCGAATTGCGCTGAACACAAGGTTTATAGGCTGCTCACCTGTTATACCGTGCTCTTTCTCAAAGTACGTACCGACGTACGCCTTGATGAACATAGCACGGTTCCTTACGTGGACTTTGGTCCGCTCCATCCCTTGCTTGGCCGCTTTAGACATAGACCTTGCTATAAGCTTTTCCATGTATTCACCTGTGATTAAAACTTATGTCTCCATCCGCCTTTTTTACTTGAACGACGTTTTATATTTCGCTTCGCTCTACGCCCAGCATGTGAGAACGTGTCACCCTTCACAGCGCCTATTGGTGTTTTCGGCTTCTTGTTGTGCTTCAAGGTCAATGCGTCTGCTATGACCCTGTCGCCGTGCGTCTTCCTAGCTTTGTCACTTTCCTCTATAAAGTCTGCGAACACCGGCTTGCCGCTATCGTCTCGCACATATCTCTTGGCTTCCTCCAGAGCTTCGTGTGATCGGTTGACCATCAAACCCTGTTCTAGTGCCCGCTCGTATTGTGTAAGAAGCTCCTCTTTAGACTCATCGCTCATATGGAAGCCGTATGAATCGGACTTCTCATCTCTCTTCTTACCGACTGGTATGTTCCTGTAATACCTCGGGTATCGGAATTCCTTAACCATCCTAGAACCGAAGTCCATGCCAGGACCGTTCTTTTCCCATATCAGAAACGGCAGGTTACACCTATCGCGACCGCCAAACCACAGGGCAATAGCCACGGCCACACGAGCCATCGCGGAGGGAGGGGTCTGAGCGCAAACCCACTCCCCTACTTTTTCGCCAGTTTCCACACACCTAATGGATATGACCGAATTAGAGGCTCCATGCCCTTTTGAAATGTCGATTCCAAACGCGTAACTGAACCGCTGGTCTGGTCGCCCATTTTCCAATCCGCACCATAAGCGTAACTTACCACCATGCTTTCTTCCGATTCTAATAACGGATAAGTCTTTGCGTTTAAGGATCGTGGAAATTGCATCGTCTGCTACCCCCTTCTTGAACTCAATATCAAGCTTTAGCCGTTCTTTCCTGGCAAACAAGACATCGTGAGTTACTATGGATTGTTCATTAAAGAACACGTCACCGGCCGCAACATCGTCGGCGTCAACTTCCTGCGCCATCTCTCGACGGGATCTTACCTTTTCTTCTGCGTTGTACCACTTCGACCGGATTCTCCACTTACCCGTCTCTGCGTCTTTCTCAGTGTATCGTCCCTTACCCTTATCGGGATGCTCCCACCACATGAGGGGAAATACTTTTATTTGCCTTGAGGCTTTCCATCTTGAATACTCTGTGCCAGCTCCCGCGACTGTGCTATTAACGATTCGCATAGCTCCTGCATCTCGCGTTGCTGATCGCATAGCGCCTCCATGCTCAACCTTAGCAAATTCATCGAGCAATATGATGTCTCGCCTGTCGCCCGACGCTGCATGTTTCGTAGTGGATTCTCCATCTATGCATGCTCCGTTAAGTTCATTAAACATATGCATGTTCTGACGGTAGCGATCCCCGGGCATACAGTCCGGCGGTTGCATCCACCAAGGAAGCCAAGCGTTTATGAAGTCGTGTTTTTGAAACAACGCTTTCATGTTGCCCGTTTTGTCTACATAGTCCTTTGTCCGGGACATCTCCAGTATCTGAGATTTCTCCGTAAATAACCAGTGCCAGTGATCGTAACCTGTGCATTCCCAGCTTGCGCCCATGTCACGAGACTTGTTTATTAGCAAATCTTTACCATTCGCTAAACACCAGTCTAGGGTGTCCAGCAGATTATCCTGAATCTTCCAAGTTACAAAAGGTACGTCCGCAATGGGTGCAACCATGCGCTCGCCAGATTCGGGGTCGACATCTAATCGGTGGAACGTCCACATGAACGCGTTGAACCAGAGCTTTTTTGACAGGCTACACGCGACAAGAAGATCATCTTGCACCCCCTTATCCTTGTCGGCTCCCCTGATTAGTTTCGCCCGCCATTCGGCATTTTTACCCGGGTCTTTCGGGACCTTGAAGCTGGTTACAGGGCACACCCAGTTTTCCAAGTTGTCTGGAAAGGGACTCGCCAGCATCGGTCTTAGCCGTTGTTCTAGCTCCAGACTTTTCATCGCCGACCCCTTTCTTTACTTGTCTGAACTTTTCTGATATCTCGCTCATTTTCTTGTCAAGCGGTACTCCGCGGGCGGTATGATCTTCCTTTTCCTTAACGGGCGAAGCCTTCGGTTTACCTATGAGACGATCACCCAACTCCTTTATCATGGTCTTGTCGGGTGGATAATAGTTGACTATCCTTCTTTTTTCAACGCCATCCTTGTCCTCTACAGTATCGTAAACTGCATGCCCGTGCGCGAGCTTCCACATCACAAGGGACAGCGCCTCTACCCGGGACATGGACGACATCTCCCCAGTCTCCATGTTCTCAAATTCTACCTTCTCCTTGGCATGTTTTTTAATGAATCGGATCAGATCTTTTTCTGTGCTCGTCGACATGTTACCACATACCTCCGCAACTCACACCGGGTGCGCCTCCACCACCGGTATTGCCTGCTGCCACATCTGCGGCGAGAATTTCGAAGGTTTTTATCATGCCCTGATTACCGGTGGTTTCGACACCCAAAACAAACTTGTTATCCCCCAACTGCACCATGCTCGGGTACCTACCTAGTACAATGTCGTGCTCCCAGGTGTCGATACGGGCGATGTTAGTAAAGTCACTGTCCATGCTGAACGTAGAAATTTGACCGTCGCTACCCGTAGCACCGTACGCTATAATGAAGTGAGTTCCGTCCAACAAAATTACAGAACTCGGCGTGACCCCAGATCCAAAATTGCCATCATGCTCTAATGAACCCACCACGGCTATGTTCTCATACGACCCATCGAACGAGAAAGTTTTAGCAAAGGCAACCTCAGATAAAGTTCCATCACCTTGATACCCCAACAACAAATGGGTCGAGTCGATCAGCACTAACCCGTTATAGAATCCTTTGACTGTGTCATGTTCTAGAACTGCAATCTCTGTGATGTTCTCATACGATCCGTCAAAAGAGAAAGTTTTAATAAAGCCGTTCCCACCAACTCCAGCGTACGCCAAAGCAAGATGAGTTGAGTCAATCAACACTAACGAATTATGTCCCCCGTCAGCCGTGTCGTGTTCTAAAACGGCAATCTCAGCGATGTTAGAGTAAGACCCGTCTATGCTGAAAGTTTTGATGAAGCCATCGCCTGTCGGCCCTTGGTAGGCCAGTGCGAAATGCGTGGCGTCAATTTTCACCAAGGAATTAAAGGTCGAATCGGAAATATCGAACTCAAAATTGTCAATTTCAGTCAACACGTAACTGCCGTCTATGGAGAACGTACTAAGGAAACCGTCACCGTCTGCCGACGTATAGGCCAAGATGAAATGCGTGCTGTCAATCAGTACCAAACTACAGTGGGACACATCGGTTATCTCATGTTCCAGGCTATTCAGTTGCGCCACCACTCTTCCGGCAGAATCTATGGAGAAAGTCTTTATAAAACCATCTGACGCGACACCTTGAAACGCCATGCAAACGTGCGTGTCGTCTATCTTCACCATGGAGTTCCACGCCCCGGTAGCGGTAGCGTGTATCAACGAGGTCTCCCGGGGGATTTCAAATTCCGCCATAATTAAGATCTCCAGTCGAGATTAATCGTGTCTCCGTCAGTACCGGAGTAGAAGTTAAGTTGATTCGTATTCCGCACTGGATACGCTATTGGAGATCCGACAACAGTGGCCCCCGAACCAGACTCGGTAGGCAGACGGAAACTGTTGACAGTAGCCGTAGCCCCTTCTCGTTTGTACACCGGCCCAGTGCCAAACCAGGTAACCAGGCAACTTTTACAAGCCTGGTTCGCACCGACAGCCACGTTGGAAGAGATGGTCAATTGCTCCTCGCCGCCACTTGCACTGTTCACGGTAAGGTCGTTTACAGGCGTGCTCGGAAGCTCTATCCTGTCCACAAACGCTATCTCCGCCGTGATACTTGTAGACGCGAGAGTGGACACGACAATTAGGATCTTTCTGTACCCATTCGTGTTAAACCACGCCTTAGCAGTATCGTTATTTCCACTGTTGGTGATGAGTACTTCAAAGCCCTCATCCGTAGCTGCCCATGTCATGGTGTCGTGGTACAACCTCGTGCCACCACGAGAGATCATGGTTCCTACCGTAGCCGTTAACTGCCCGACGTGCGTGTAGTCATCGTTATCGTCGTCCCCACGGGCGGCGTACACCTCGGCGATGTTAATGTCCGCGTCCGTGCCAGTAGCTAAAAGACGCATCTCAGCGAATTCGGCAGTCGCTATGGAGAGGTCAAGTTCTATAGCATTCGTACCAATAGTCACGACACTCCCGATACCACGTACATGCCGCTGCTGATTCGTCAGGGCAGTCAAGGCCGTGGTTATGGTGCCTATGGGTTCCCAGCCGTATTTTTCCATTCTACTCCTCCTATTGAATTGTTGCGCCCTTGGAAATGAAAACACCCGCACCCGCGTTACCCACGGAGGGCAGAAGGCGCAGGTATGCGAGCAACGGGTGTAAATTAATCCTGGGTGGATGTACTGCCTGTTATACTACTGGGGATAACTCCCCTCGCTGAGGACTCGAACCTCTACCTTCCACCCAAAGCGGGAGGCCGGATTCGAACCGGCGGCTCAGAGCTCGTTGGCCCACGCTCTACCTGGCTGAGCTACTCCCGCAGGAGGCACCGGCTTTTTATTAAGGGAGTAAGCCGCCGCCTAGCAAACGTCTCCAAAGCGGGAAGCGGGACTCGAACCCGCAACACCCCGTCTGAACTTAATCATGAACGAGGACTCTAACCATTGAGCTACTCCCGCACACCTGGGTCGCCAATGGGCTCCCAGGCTATTCACTTTAACTAGAGAGCGTCAGATCTGCCCGCTCTCTTCATCTGTATCATATATGTCCTGCAGCACCACTCGAATATCATCCTCTTCTACCACCATGCACTTCACGTCTCCGTCCATCAGATCATAATCCTGCCCGCGTCTCGTGGCCACGATGATCAATTCAGGTTTATGCACGATGTCACCGATTCGCACTTTCTTAACATCCGGTCCCTTGTACCTGACCTCGCATCTATCGGTCGACGTCTGATGAGTATCCGGAACCAGAATCGTCCCTTGTTTCTCCTGGATGTCCAGCCCCAGGACCACGTTCTTGCCCAATGCTCGCATGATTGCCCTCTCTATCCTATGCTGTCGTTAACAACGGTCTTTAGCTCGCCCAGCACACCTTCTGCCTTGCGCCGGTCTCCAATTAGGTGGTTTATCATTTCCTTTGCCGTATCTTCCATACTGCGCTCCGTCACCATTAAAGTGTCAACACACGGGTCTGGATACCCCATACCACGTAGTGCCCGGCAGAATAGTCGTTTTATACCGACAAGCCCACACCGCCAGTCCGTGTCCACTGTGACGGACGTTCCTTTTTCTGTCATTACTGCTTTCATAGTTCCGCCCTCTATATTGATCCAAAATTCGGGACTTTAGTCACCAAATCGGGTGTCTTTTGCTATAGCTATGTCCCTTGTTTCGTGTTAGTACCCAGGCTTACGGGGTCTCGGTTTCCCCTTCGGTTTTGTCGGTTTCTTCGGCATCCTTAGCGTCCTCTACAAATATAAACCTCTCACGTAGCGTTTCTTTATATCGGTCATTCTTTGATGCTTCGAGATCCTTTTCACCCTCCGACGTTAACTTTGACTTATAGTAGGCCGCCTGATTTGGATCGATCGTTGTGCACTTCGGCCCATTCTGTATGAAGACCACTGGCCTTCCACCGATGGGAGCGAACGTGCGGGTCTTGTCCAACGCGTCACCTAACGTGGGCGAAGGGTTGTCGGCTGCGTCCTCTTTAACTGCCTGGGAGCACGCTTCTACCTTGGCGCCGTCACTGAGCTTACTGAATTCCTCAGGTTCCATATCAAGGGCACGAGCACCCGCCGCCTCATCCTCGTCAATTGGGCGTGGTCTATCATGCCCAATCCAACGCTGACTGCCCGTTATCATATTCGGCTTGTGGCTGCGGCACGCGTTGCGAAACTCGTCTATAAACTCCGCGTCCGTCAGCGAGAAACTCTTTGCATAATCCCGCCATTTACTCATCCGATCAACTCCTCATCAGCATCTAAACAGACGTGGCAGGTCATCGACCCGCAGGCGGCACATTCCATGAGGACCATGGGCTCATCCAGCTCCTGATGCTCAAGTAGCTCTATCTCGGCGCCAAACCTGGCCTCGCAGATGCCGCACTCGACCTTGCCTTCCCATAGTCTACTCATGCCCGGTCTCTAGACCTATCGATTACTTTGTCGATTTCAGCAGAGAAATTGCCTGTAGCGAGTTCCCGAGCCGCCACCAGCAACTGCTGGGCCATACGCTTTCGCACATATGCCACAAATTCAAGTGCGGTTCCATTCAAGGATTTCTCCTGTGGATCGAACCAGGCTTCTACCCGCATACTGGCCCCTATTCCAAGAGACCGTCTGTCTCTATCAATACTGTCAAAGTGCCAAGCGTCGCCCACTCCCGATAGATCCGGCACTATGGTTTCTAACAGGTCTCTCAGCTCATTCGTCTTCATCTGTCTGCCCCCGAATCAAATTATCTAAAGTATAAAAATGTCGGGGAGGGTGTGGGATTACCCAACGTTGTCCCTCCCCACGGTACCATCCGCCGTCGCGGTACACTCGCCCACGTTCTTGCAGGGTTCCTCCTAGGGTGGTCCTTACAGGGCACATAGCCAGCGTCAACGTCCCTGGGTTTCGGTAGACCGTATCCCCTACTCCCCAATTTGTTCATACTGTAAAACGATAAGAAAGATATCAGCACCTTGCAAGGGCTCTTTTTGGCGCACGTGTCCTGTGCCGGTATCCCCTCCCGCTATCGAATTGCCTCCAAATGCTTGCTATAACGTTCCTTCGCTGCATTATATAACGCCTCGGCATTCTTCAAATTCGCCTCCGTACATATATCTATCGTGCTTCTACCCATTAGGTAGTGCATTTCCACCGCTTGAGCGTCACTCAATTCTACATTTCCAGTCAACAGGTCTTCAGTGGTGGTATAGATCAAATCATAGTGCCTCGCCGCCATAAAAATCATCTCTCTGCCCTCCCGCTTATTCCGCCCCACACGCTACCCGCTCTGTTATAATGGTGTAAGACGCCATATTGCATCCCTTTATCCAATAATCTCGCGCTCGATCGGAATTCTCGTAATAATACGACGCTTTGTGGGGATACTGCCAGTCATATATATCCGTCGGCTCTTTTATGGTCGCCTCTAACGGACTGTCAACGAATTTATAGTCTGTACAGATTCCGTCATCGTGTAACCGAAGGAACTTCCCGTCACTCTTTCTCCTTGTCAGCAATATCGCCTGAACATCCTTTGACGTTTCCATCTGCCTACCCTCCTCTATTCATTATACCACTTCATTCTGTGATGTCAAGAGAAATCTGTCCACATAATCCTGCAAATTAAATTATTTTCATGCAAATTGTATTAGATATGACGATTATGCGGATAATCTATTCATGCCATTCGAGTTTCTCGCACTTCAGGCAAGTCAAACAATGCCTGCGCCGCGTGAAATCATCCGCAGTTCTGTGCCCTGTGGTGTTGACCCACTGGTGCCCACCTACCCGGCATATCGTGCCATTGTCAATCAGCCGTTGGTCAGATTCTTCTCTTCTCTCTTCAGCTATGGTCTTACTCATCTGTCTGCCCTACCTTTCTATGCCGAGTCTATATAGCGCCTCTCTTCATTACACCATACTAAGCCGTCGACTTTCGCTTTATGACGCCTCGCGGTCTCCACGATCGTATAACCGTCTTCCTCCTTGGTACGTTCCCACAAGCCGACGCCCTTCAAATAGGCTGTAGCCTCTACACATGTGAACCCGCAGATCTCTTCGTACGACCGATTGTCCATCTACCTATTATACCCCACCCACGGGCTATGTCAAGAGAAAAATATATTTTTTATTCAAGCGTGCGAGGTCCAGAGTACGTACCTTAAGTCCGCGATGGAGCCCGTTCAAGGGCCAGGCCCTACCCCCTCTACACAGCGCATGCCCCTCTATCGCGGCCATCCCTTAAAGCATAGCACACGCACGCGCCCATGTCAAGCGCAAAGTTTTTTTGCCTACCCATTTGCACATCACCCACCAGTGTGTATACTATGAGTACAACGATAGACAGCCCCATGGTGGGGCATCGGAGTGATATCATGATGGACTCAATAGAACAGGCAGCGGCACTGGACATATGCGGGGTATCCCGCACTGCCCAGCGGAACGCGGCTATCTTGATGGAACACCAACTGATCGACAGATACGACGAGACACCCGACATGAGTTGGGTGGAGCTATACAAATGGCTAGGGTACTAGTCTACGTGTAATTACTTAGGGGATCGGATCATGAAAACGCTCACTGATGACGATTACCTCAACATGGACGTTGATTATTTGATATACCTCATCCTCGGGGAAATCGTATGAACATAGACTGGCACACCCTACGGCGCAGTGCATTCGGTGACGACAGTATCGGTGAGATCCTGTTTCGCTGGACATGCCAAGGGATCGGCGTGCTGCTAAGCATCGGATGGATATTAGGAGGCGCATCATGAGAACACTAAGAGAGATAGTTAAAGACTTACTAAATTCAGACTTTGCGCGGGGTAGGTGGCCGTGGCGAGACGAGGAGCGGACAAGTGACTTGATCGCGGAACTGGACGAGACATTAGCAGAATTGGAGAAGACATCGTGAGCATGTTCAGGGAATCGGTGTTGCTGTACAGACAATCAGAGTGGCCCCGCATCATCGTACTCGCCATCGCGGCATACGTTGCCATGTGCTAGCCCCAGATCGGAAGATATCACAAATCGGAGACCATTATGAGTGCATTTATCATTGACCACGAAACACATAACGTTAATAAGACTATCAGATTACTAGGCAGGCGCAAAAACGTAAGGGCTTGCCAATTTTTTGGCCAATACCGCGAGGATTTGGGCTTATGTCAGATCTACGTAGAAACGGATATGAATGAAGGCACCCTGGACCATTGGCTATGGGCCACCAAATCGGTGGGGGACTATATTGCAGTATGCGAGACTGAGAACAGGGACACCGTTGGCACCATCACCGCCGATATGGTGCTGCTGCGCCAAAACAACGGAAACGGCGGTGTCGCATGACAGCGATTATGACGATTGTGCGGGCAATAGTATAACAACAACGATTGTTCGAACTGTTCAAACTGTATAAACTGTATAGAAAATCACTATACTCCGTCTACCAAAAGCGACCTTGTCCAAACTGTACAAACTTTCAAATTGGTAAAGGCGCATACGAATTGACGAAACGCGCATACGATTTCCGGGGCTTCCTCGCGCTCTCACATTTGATTAGACCGCTCACCACTTGACAGTTTGAACACATTGGACAGCTTGTATATCGGGTGAGAAACAGCCCTATGAACGTATAAGAGGTATAAACACAATGGGCACAAGGGCTTATGAGTAAAAACGAGATGTTACACCCCGAATATGCCCTAACGAGCTATAAGCGCCGGTTTGTTACGCTGATCATTAATATTAAACTTTAAAGAGTGTTATGTTATGGGTATTTACTTTCTCTCACTGGCCTATGAAAGATAAAGTAAGAACGGTAAATACAAGTATTGACATTTGCGCTCTTACTTTATATAATAGTGGAGAAGAGGAGTAGTTTTAAATAACCGTAACGTAACGGCCTTTAAGTATAGCGCAGGCCTACACTTAAAATGTTATACATGGATTATTGGGCTAAAAACAACGATTGGAGTATAACAATGTTGATGATAATGATGACGCCGGCGGCAATAGAAGAATTGATGAGTGAACAAGACGATATTCAAGAGGCCTACGACAAGTTGAGAAAGGCGTACGTCGCGCTAAAGCCCGCAGTACGATATAACCTGCGAGGCGGGTTGGGGTGTCTCAAAAGAAGACTGGCGGTCATAGAGGGCCTGTTAAAAGATGTGGTAAAGGAAGAGGAGGACCGATCATGAAATACCTACTCGAAACAGACACGACCGTGATTATCGAACACCTGATGGGCCGCACAGACGTGAAACTGACCCCCATGGATGAAAACTACTTCAAGCCAAGCCTTGGCAGGCCGCTGAAGGCCGTTCAGGTCTTCTGTAATGCCTTCTGTGAGATAACTGGTGAAGTTGGGGATCGAATCAGTAAACGAGCCTTCAGGGAGCGATACAGAGCTTACCTGGAGACACAGGATTCGCGATTTGGCCTCAAGACAAACGCCAAAATCGGGCGCGAAGCCAAGAAATACTGTGGTCTCGAAACCAAAGTAGCTCGGTATGAGGGAAAACCCCAGCGCTGTTTCGTCGGGGTTAAATTCAGAGAATAAACAGGAATTGGGGCGACTATGGAACCGTACAGAACAGATAATCCTTGGAGTATCGCACTTATGATCTTGGCATTCCTCATGTGCTTTGCGGGAATAGTCATGGCTTTTGTGGGGTGGGCAACCAACTGCAACTAGGAGACATTAATCATGGCGAACCAACGAACAATTCATGTTGATGGGTATAAAATAGTCACCAAACGCCGATATTGGAAAGGTAATTTCCTAGGTTTTTCAGCCGTCATCACCAAGGGCCAGTACTGGAGGCTCGATATTCCCGTTATAAATGTGCTGACTCGGGATGAAGCAAATTGGGCTGCAATCGAAAAATACACTGCCAAAGTACTAGGTTTGTGAATAATCCTTGCAATGTCGCGATTTGTCGCGTATACTTTATAGTGAAAGGGGATATACTACGTGCAGCAGGATACACATAGCAACCAACTAACCTTTTTAGAGGATCGGTCATGAGTGATAAGCCCGTAGGTTGTCCACATTGTGCCAAAACTGGGCATATACAAGAATCTGAAATAGACACCATGTACGGTGACGGGTATCATAGATACGTACGCACATGTACCAATTGTGGAACTACTTACTTTGTTTCGGTCACACCGAGGGATGAGTCATGAGACACAACAATTTCAGCAGCTTGGAAGAGGAAGCGTTATCGCTAATGGCCCAGGGTTGGATGTACGTAGACTTACCTAAAGATCTACAGCGTGCACTGGAGGATCGGTCATGAGTGAATTGACGGAATTATTAGCAATTGTCGGAGCAATCGCCGTTGTCATAATATGGGTAACGGGAGTTATTAAAATAATTCATTGGATCACAAATAAATAGGAGGATTGAATATGCCTTGTGATTGCAGTTACATGGAACCGCACAACGATGAGGTAGAGTCACACGATACCGCACAACGATTGCGCTATGCCCTGTTAAGCCTCGGCCAGAAGGTGCCAGATTGGCTGCAAAAAGCAGCAACCGATATGTATGGCGACAGACGGCGGCTCAAGAACATGGTCGTTACCTTGTGTACCTTGGTAGGTAGCATGACCGACGAACAAAAGAATTCCATCCTTTATGATGGGCGCAACCCAAAAGCCAGGCTGTTAGCGATATGGTGGGAACGCCACGAAGCAGCTGACCAAGAGCGTATAGAAAGAGAAAAGGACACCGTCAAGCTAAGTAAAGCGAGGAATACGGCCATAGCTAAGCTGAGTCAAACCGATATTAAAGCGTTAGGATTATGATAGGGCGATCACACTGTCCACATTTAAAGGAGGATCGGTCATGAAGATAAAACAAGGCGACACTACCAAGCTATGGCTATCCGCTAAAAACACCTATGGATGGGCGCATAGACCGGGCGCCGTATGGCCATGCTCCACGCTATCAGGCCATCGGCTGTTCGTTGAATTCGCGCAAAATGGCGACCTAGTTGACTTCGCCGTGGACGGGGTAACCAGAGACATTCCCGCCGATGAGTTCAACGCCATGACATCAGACTTTATGAGGGATACCGAACCATGAAAACGCGATACCCGGAGATTGACATTGTGCGCGTAACCGGTCATGTCGTCGGCACACACAATAGGAGGGGGGCGCGACGCAAGCCATGGAAATGTGATGTGTGGCGTTACGTGGATACTGAGACTAACGCCCATGTGGGGCCACAGATGCGAACCAAGGCAGAAGCACTAGTTGGCCTTGATACGTACGCCAAAGAATTCGGACTATAGTATAGGAGATCTGACCATGAAGAATATTGAAATTTCTGATGGTGTATTGCTCTACGCGGGTACAGTACCTGATAATTACGTTCATTTACCTAATTTCCCTCGACTCAGACAGGCTTTTGCAGATGGATATTGCACGCTCGATGCCGCGCATTCGTATCCAATTGACTGCACGGTCTTTAACGAAAACCAGCAAGATATAGGGTCTTTTGTTCTCCACGCAAACGGCGATGGAGGGACCATTGAATCGGATGACCCACGAATCGAATTTGACCCGATCGAATGGGTGGGTTAACCAGACTATAATCTCTAATTAGGAGATAGGATCATGAGTATCATAGGTAGAGAGATTTCGGCAGTGCTGTCCAATAACGAACCTAGCGCGGTCATTGGGCGTGTGGTGAGTGTGGCGAAGATCGGTCCAGGAGATTGGCAGCTATTGTATGAGCGGAGTGATGGCACACTTTCAACGGTCCACCACGAACAGGTTAAACTTTTAGCGGAGAAACAGTCATGAGGGCACGAGAAATAGCACGGACCGAGACACGCGGGCAGCATAGTGTAGTACTGTACCAGACGCGTATTGTCGGTACGGACGAATCGGAACCCGCATTTTCTGTGGGGTACGGCGCCGATGAAAAGACCTTTTTAACCTGGGAAGAGGCAGCGAACGAATACGGGCGTTTCGTTATACACGCCGCTCAATGCGCCGGGCGTATAAAGGAGAAACAGCCATGAATCAACACCGAGGAACGCTCGCGGATTGTAAGGGAAAAGCGCGGGACCGGCATCGAGACGGTTGCCGAGTAAAGCTTGAAAGAATGCTGAAAGTGCCGTTCAACCTTAGGTCCCTCAGAAATGGAGATACTTTTAGAATATCGTGGGACCATCCGGATATGGTTGGCAGCGGTCCCTATGAAAGTGACCAGAATCATTTCGGCATAACATATTACATAAATTGACAGGAGAAACAGTCATGAGCTATATCATTGCGCTTATAACGACAAACACCGAGACCAGTTCCATCATAGCCGAGGATGATGTAAGTGAGCAGCTAGACGAGGCGAGTGCTATCTCTGCTCACGACAAGATGCTAGACATTTTGGAGAAACAGTCATGGCGCGATATATGAAGTACACGAAACAGGACCTTGCCCGATTCGATAGCATGTACAAGACTGCCCAGGCATATGCAGAAGCGTACCGCAAGTCTGCGCGTGACTGTCTAATTAGGATCGTAGCGATACGTAAGCAATTAAATTTGACCGATTCCGGGGCACCTAAACCTAGTCGGTTTTTGGAGTCCTTGGTTAAACTTGAGAAAGGAAATTGACCATGGAAGTGCATGTAGTCATATGGAGGGAATGGGATTCTATGGAACTCGTCGGGGTTTATAGTACCAAAGAGGGTGCCAATACAGCGATCAACAACCACGATGACCCGGTTTCATGTAATATATACGAATTCACCATGGAATTAGCTTGACAAGTGGCCCGGTGTCGTTTAAAATAGAGTCTGTCGTAAGAAGCTTGTAGAAATGTAACTTAAACAGAAAGGATGCGAGCATGCGGAGATGTGATTTAAGGAGCGGGTACGTTGTAGAGTATAGGAACGGGGACCGGCGTATGGTTATCGGGCGTCGTCTTTGGGGGCAGGTGGAGGGCGGCTGCGCCCTCGATGAGTTCAGGTCAGATTTGACGGACAAAGATGGCTGTAAATCTATGGACATCATGAAGGTCTGGACACGTCTGCTCCTAATTCCTAAGGATTTCGCGCACATCAAAGAACCCGATTGGACACGCGAATCGACAATTAAGATTTTGGTAGACGACAAGGAAATCATTCTGTCCGCTGAAACGACGGAGAACATCCGTAAGGAATTGGGATAGATCTCGGTGCGCAGATACGAACCGGGTAATTAACTGGAGGCAAACATTATGAATTAAAGACTAAAGCCCTTTGTGTTGCCTTTCGTGCTCTGTTTCAACGCCAACGGAACAACCCATTCGGCAACCATATCTCCACGGCTGAATGACAGGGAAACTAAGGGCAGCGCAAAGAACTTTAACTTGAAAGGGAAATGATGGGTAGGAAACCGCCACTGAGAAAAGTACCGACAAAGGAATCAGTTGAGGTAGTCGAAAACAAGCCTGGTCTGGCGCCGAAGATCGGATCGTGCGTTGTGATGCACAACGGCATGCTCGACTTCTTAGAAATGGAAGACCCGCATACGTTCCACGAGAAGAAGTTTGCCGTAGTGCACGCGGAGCAACAGGCGCGGGAATTCCCCGGTTTGTCGTTCTGCGTGTACGAAGCTGTTGAAATTATAGGTGCGAAGGTGATTATGGAGTACATACGCAAATGACAATACTTAAACATTCGTGGCCACACAAGCTACGGCTACCCCAGGATGTTAAACCTCAGCTTATATTTGCGGACCCGATGTATAATATTGGTGCCGATTATGAGGATGATCCAACAAGGGATAAGCTGTCCCACAATCAGTATGTTAGTTTCTGTCGTGCGACTATAGAAACTCTGATGGAAATGCTCCCACCTGGTGGTATGCTATGGTGGTTGTGTTGGGCTAAAGACGGGCGCTGGATGTGGGACATTGTGCATGACCACGGCGCATTACTGCATGGGGTGCCGATAATATGGTATGAGCGATTCTCGCAATACCAGTCAAAGCGGCTAACATTGGATTATCGGTTGTTGTTTCCGATCGTTAAACCTGGAGCCGCTCCTGTCTTCAATCCAGACGATTGCCGGATAAAGAGTGCTCGTCAGGAGGAATATGGGGACAAGCGAGCGAATAAGAATGGTAGAGTGCCCGGCCATGTGTGGACAGTGCGGCGGCTACAAGGGACGGCAAACGATAGGGTGGACTGGCACCCAGTACAATTACCCCCTGAACCTCTTGAGTTGATGCTAGGCGGGTTCACGAATCCGGGAGATGTCGTGCTCGATGCCTTCGCAGGATCCGGGAACATGGGCGTAGCGTGCCAAAAGATGGGCCGGAAATTTGTCGGCGTGGATCAGTCTCGATTGTACTGCACCAAGATGCGTGAGAGATTGACGGGAGCGTTGTCGTTTACTTGTGTTGGGTGTAATACAGCATTGCCTGTTGTGGATATATCCCGAAAGACCGGCATGGGGGCTTATTGCGCCATATGCGAGGAGACTTACGGTGACTGATTGCGATGAGTGCCAAGAGAAGAAGGACTGCGTGTTTTGGTGCAACTGGGCCGATAAGCACTTATGCACAGAATGCTGGGCTGAGTTTTGTGAGAAAAACATGGATACGGCCGAAGATTTAACTTGACAGCCAGGAGATCGTCGGGTATAATGAATGAAACACGGGAGGTGCCATGTAATGCCGATTATGAAGATCCAGGCTAATGAATTGTTTTTCGGTACTCTTAGAGACTTCCCTAAAGGCACGTTCGATACATGTGAGCATTCCTATGGTTCCCCCGGTTGGTGGGGCACGAAACAGGAACTCAAATTTTGGAGGCACCCTATGAATTGGTTAAAAAATAAGTTGCGGGATTGGTTGAATGACGGCCGAGAACCGGCGCACTGGGACGATTTTTTAGCGCTATCCAATAAATCTAGGAACACGAATAAAATGATTAGTCGTTTGTGCGACCGCGTCCAGTTACTTGAAGACATCGAAACTGAATACGCCGCCGAGGAGGGTTCCGTCTTCGACGACGTGACGCTAAAGGCCATCTTCGACCGTTTGCAAAGTCAGGCTGACGTTGTAAACGCAACTCAGCATATGACAATCGATCTATTGGAGGATTTGGGCAATCGCTTGTATGCGGTGGAGGAAAAGACGAACGAAAACAGGGGGTTCGTGACCGATTTATACGGGCAGCACGACGACGGCCAAGTATCGGGACTGTCTGTACGGACAGGCGCCGTTGAACGAAAACTAGTTGAGCACGAGGTTAGAATCACAGGTCTGGGCCGATGAACCTCTCAGAGTCTATAAAAACTCTCAGCGGCGTGGGACCCAAGCGGGCAACAGCGCTGGGGGAGATGGGCATCAAAACGGTGTCCGATCTCCTCCACCACTACCCGCGCAGCCATGTGTTCGCCCGATACAGCACGATCCCCGACTTCCGAGAGGGTGACAAGGTGGTGTTCCAGGCTACGGTCATGAAGGTGACTAGGATCAAGCACTTCTTCATCGTGAAGCTGATGGATGGCGAGTACGAGACCACTTGTATGTTCTTCAACGTTCCCAGTATTCGCGCGATGTTGAGGGTGAACGGGTCGTACTGGTTCTGGGGTAAGGCGATCATTCCCCCATACAGAGGAGGTTTCCAGCTCACGAATCCGCAGTTCAGCCAACGTGAGCCGACCGGTATTTTTGATAGCGGGGCGCCGGTATACCCGGCTACTAAGGCTGTTCCGTCTGACATGATAGCCAAGCTGATTAAGCAGGTGCTTAACGCCTGTTCGCAGGTGGATTTGAAACAGGTGGACGTAGCGCCAACAGATTTTATGCACCCAGTGAACGCTATACGCGCCATCCATTTCCCCGAGGATAAGCAGCAACTCCAACGCGCTAGGAAGACGCTGAAGTACATCGAGATTCGTGACGTCCTTCAACGCATGGATTCTCAGAAGCAACAGGCGAAACTGTCGAAGGTTTTTTGCGCCGTAGGTAGGGATCGTGGCGGTAATTTCTACAGCGACAAGGCATACCAGCCGTTTGACATCGAATTTACCGGGGATCAGGTACGGGCCACCCTTGATATAGAGGCCGGTCTTGACTCGCATTTGCGCATGAACCGGTTGCTTCAAGGGGACGTGGGCTGCGGGAAGACAGCCGTGGCCCAGTGGGCGTCCCTCTACGTGGCTAACTGCGGTATGCAGACTGTAGTCATGTGTCCCACGCTGGCACTCGCTCGGCAGCATTACGAGTCGTGGTCTAGGTTGTTTATGGGTACCGAATTCTGTGTGGGCCTGCTGACATCCGAGAATAGCGAATATTGCTGCGGATGTGGCGTGATTATAGCCACTACATCTGCTCTATCAGATAAAGTGGAGTTCGACAAACTTGGCCTTCTCATAGTAGACGAAGAGCACAAGTTCGGCAAGGACCAAAAGGATAAGCTCTATCATAAGTATGGTACGAATCGGCTGCTTATGACAGCAACACCGATCCCAGCCGCGCTGACTGCTACTCTGTTCGCTGATCTGGACGTTACTACCATACGGGAGATGCCAGCGGGTAGGGGAAAGAGAACGACGCGCGTACTGTTGCCGGGCGACCACGGGTCTGTTCCGTTATCCGGTCAGATATACGAGGTGTTTTCCAGGATCGAGGGGCCGGGCGGTATAGAAGAAGCGGTCCATGTGCCGTTTAATGGTGAATTTAGAGCAGTGTGCCACGGCAACAGGAAACCGGCGCATAATGCCGCTGCGATAGGTGCTTTTCATCGCGGTGAAGTTAAACGGATGTACTGCACTTCGATGCTCGAAGTCGGTATTGACAATCCGAATGCGAACACTATAATAGTACATGACGCCAACATGTTCGGGCTGTCCCAGCTTCATCAGATGCGCGGGCGAGTGGGTCGTGGTACCGACGACTCTTATTGCTACCTGCTGTTGGATACTGCCGATGAAGTGGCGCACGACAGGGTCCGATTTCTTGAGACCTGCGACGATGGTTTCGAGGTGGCTGAGAAAGACCTTGAACTGCGAGGCCCGGGCGAGTTGGCTGGGAACAGGCAGACGGGATTGGCTGAGTTCAAGCTTACTGACTTGGTGTCGGACTATAGGCTGATCAAACGTGTTCGGAAGGATTTGAGATTATGCTAAATGTAAATGTTGAACTAAATGAGTCGGATGTGCTTACAAAGCGAGGCGGACTGTGAAGATAAAAATAATATTGCCTCTATGTATAGAGCATGATTCGAATCTCACGGTGGGGTCTGAACATGAAACGATACAAGATAACGACCGCGATTATGAAGTGTGGGTGCTAGGGGATGATAAGACACCCATTAAGTTGTACGGCAGGGAATATGAGGTCGTAGAATGACAATATCAAGAGGTGAACACAACGACAATAATAGGCTCAGGTTTGGTCCGCCGCCAGCTCCGTTAGGTGAGACCGACTCTGGCGCTGCATTTGGGTCGATACCGGGCGACATGGTAAAGCACCTGAAGGCCTTTAATGTGCAGTGCGCTCACTATTCAACGCAATCGATTTATGTCACTAATTTGTTAATAGCTCAACTCGATAGGGTAAAAAAGGATAATAAGTTTAGTGTGAAGGCAACTACCTTCAGTGTTGTCAGAGAAGATTTTATAAATCTAATAGCCCTGGCGAACATAGGGAGGCAGCATTTGCTATTCATGGAAAAGGAAAGCGCGGAGTTGCTGATAGACTTGCACGAGTAATGAACATTCATCGGATACAGAAATGGAATGCTTGAATAAGGACGAAGCCGTGTTGATCGCCTTAGTACACCACGATCATAAAGGTTTTCCGCTGAAAGACGCGGCCAATGTCATGAAAATAGGGCTAGATAAGGCCCAGCACCTGCTCGTGTCAGCTGAGGACAAATGCCCGTCGCTATTTCCCGTGCTTACGGGTTGGCAGGCTAAGATTCTGCACTTATTCACGGTGGAGGGTTGTAGTAGTGAGGAGATAGCTGTAGCTATGGGAATAAAAATCAACACGGTAAAGACGCACATACGCCGTCTCAGAAATAAAGGATTTTTGCGCGACGGGCACAATCTGAGCAAGCGGGAATCGTTCGATGAAGCGACTATGTCGGGGAGTGTGAAGCAACGATGGTAGACTACGTGAATGGAACATTTGAGGCATTGGGGGGTGTGTTCATATTCTTGAACGTCCTCAAGCTACACAAGGATAAAAAGGTGCGCGGAGTGAGCACGGCCGCTATCGGATTCTTCACAACGTGGGGTTTCTGGAACCTCTTGTATTACCCCGCCATAGGTCAGATAGCGTCAGCGTGCGCGGCTGGCATAGTCGCACTTGTCAATTTAGTGTGGCTGGGACAGATCTTTTACTACAATAGAAAGGAGAAGTATGAACAAGAAAGACACTAACCCAAAAGACGCGGTCGGTGTGAGGAAGTGGCGCCAGTACTGCACCGTGCCTTGCACTGTGCTGTGGGAACTTGGCGTGGCCATGCTTGAAGGCGCCCGCAAGTACGGCAGACATAACTACCGCGTGTCCGGTGTGCGGGCGTCTGTGTACGTTGACGCTTCCAAGGGCCACATAGACCAGTGGTGGGAAGGTGAAGATCTCGATTCAGATTCCAAGTTATGCCACATCACAAAGGCTATCGCCACACTGGTAGTTATGCGGGACAGCATGATCCGTGGGAATTTCGTGGATGATCGGCCACCTAAGGTCGACCTCCCAAAAATACGTAACGAGCTTCAAGCCAGGGTGGAAGAGATCATTGATAAGTATCCCGATCCCATTGACCCATTTACACAGAAAGGAATTGATGATGAAGAAACCACTGTTTCTTGACGTTGATGGCATTCTTGTAGACTGGTGCAAGGGCGCCCACGAAATACACGATGTGCCATATTTTGGCGACGGTGACAGGTGGCCGTACGCCCGAGGCCCAGCGGGCTGGAACTTTTGCAGAGAACTTGGTATACCTGTGGAGGATTTATTCAAGGGCATGGGACATGAGTTCTGGGCCAGTCTTGATTGGACTGCGGATGGCAAGCGCATACTGGAATATTGCGAGAATATAGTCGGCCCACTGAACGTGTTTCTGTTGACGTCGCCATGTTCCAATCCCGGCACTATCGAGGGGCGCATGGAGTGGATACGCAGAGAGATGCCGGAGTACGCCGGGCGAACGATAATTGCTACTGTGGATGATGGGGGCAACGGGTGTAAGCGCGCCATTGCGCGTCTAGGCACCGTTCTCATAGACGACTATGACTGCAATGTCGATGAATGGACCCACTACGATGGACTAGGTCTCCTCTACCCGAGGCCGTGGAATAGCAACCACACGGTGACGGACCCCATGACGTGGCTCACACTGAGACTCAACGAAGTCTACGGAGATCAATAATGGCTAGAGTACTTGTAATAGGTGATATACATGCCCCGGCTACGCGTAAGGGGTACATGCAGTTTTGCCGGGACTTGTACGCGCAATGGGATTGTGATCACGTTGTGTTCATAGGCGACGTTGTTGACTGGCACGCCATAAGTTTCTGGGCGAAAAATCCAGAGTGCCCAGGTCCCGCCGATGAATACGAGTTAGCTAAGACTGAGGTCAAGAAGTGGTCGCGAGCTTTTCCTAAAGCAGACGTCTGCATAGGAAATCATGATGAGCGCCCTACTAGACTGGCCAAGTCGGTGTCGATACCCGAATTTATGATCAGGCCGTATAGTGAGCTGTGGCCCGCCAAGCAATGGACGTGGGACTGGAAATTCAGCTATGACGGAGTGTGTTATCGGCACGGAACTGGCTGTGCAGGAATACACCCGGCGTGGAATCTGATGAACAAAACGTACCAATCCGCAGTGATCGGGCATCTGCATACAAGGGCTGGGATCAAGTGGACTTGTAATGAGAATCAGCGCACATTTGGGATGGACGTCGGGTGCGGCATCGATGAGAAAGCGTGGCAATTTATCTACGGAAGGGACCACCTTATCCGGCCTTTCTTATCAGCGGGTGCCGTCATAGACGGCATACCTTATCATGAACCCATGCTTTGTGGCAAAGGGGAGACATATCATGACTCAAAGTTCTAAGAAAAAGCAGAAAGCGCCGGAATCGGATGACGGGTTCGTTGTGCGTAGAAGTAAATTCTCTGGCGCCGCCGCCATCGCTGCTGCTACCGAGATACGAGAGCGGATACGGGACATATGTGGCAAAGTTCTTAAGCTGCCTAGCATCGTGGGCATAAGCCAGTACGAGGAAATGGTCCGTGACTATCGTACAGCCATAGACAAGGGGGGCGTCGAGTCCTTGCCGTACTTCTCAGACGGCATTGGCTCGAAGCAGCCACGGCTTGTGTCGTGTATAGCGGCTGAAATTAGCTGTATTATCGTCGCTTACTGGGCGTTCAATCTGAAGACCGATGGACCAACTGCGGAGTGCGTCAATGATCACTTGGAGTATCTCGACAATCTTGTAGCTGACCCCACTACTTTGCGAATCGTGAAACTAGGCAACTGCCGATATCGCGCTGCGAATAGCCGCATAGACGCCGGGGAGCGATTAAATGAGAAGGTGGAATGAATAATCTTGGCCTGATAGCCTGGCTCAAAACATGCATCGAGGATATGCCGGATAGAGAAATGGAATTTCCAAATTGGTGGTTCGAAGAACCTGATGAGTATGAGGAGGGTGGAGTGATGATCGGAGATGCGTTTGACGGTGAGTGCTCGACGTGCGGGCAAGCCTATTTACTGGATGACTTGAAGAATGCCCTCTTGGCCGTGGATCGTTTGCACGAGAGTATACGGGAGCTAGAGGAGGCGCGTAAAAATAAGGAGGCGGAGTGATGGGATCCTTTTTAGGCATTTTGATGATACTGTGTTCTGTCGGTTCTGCTGTATGTAATTACAACAGACCGAAGATGTCAGCTTACTTGCTGATCGGCGCCATCGCTGCTCTCGCGGGCATAGCCTTGATAAGGCAGTTTCTGCCGTGAAACAAACCACCATAGAATGCCTAGAGCGGATCGGCTACCCGACTGATCTCATCATGCTTGATTTCGAGTCGTACTTTGATGACGAATACACCCTTAAGGATTCGTCGACCATCGAGTATGTCACCGATTCGCGCTGGGAGTTATTGGGTTGCGGCTTCCAGATCCTGTCACCATACGGCGACACTCCCGCCTATTTCAAGGATAAAGAAGAGCTAGAGGCGCACCTTATGGAGTTGTGGTACCAGTACGGAAGATTCGATGGAGATGAGGTCACCATTGTTGCCAAAAACGGTAAGTTTGACTTCACGATTCTCAAGCACCATTATGGCATGGTGCCGAAGTATATGCTGGACCTCGACGATCTACTCCGATTCTACGATGCGCGTATGCGTCATAAGTTGAAGGACGTCGTGAAACTATTCGGCCTGAAAGAAAAAGGCGATACGATGAAATTCAAGGGCCTCACATTTGATATGATCTGTGATGACCCCGCCGCGTACGATTACCTCGCCGACTACACCATTAACGATATCGAGAGACAGGTCGAACTCTTGGAAATCGTATTCCCCCTGATAGATTTCACGGAAGACGAAGCAGCGCTCGCCCGGCACACGCATGACCTGTTCCTTAATCCGCAGTTCCGTGTTGACCGTGAGCGGGCTACTAAAGTACGTCTGGGAATGCAGCTTGAGCTTGCCCGTATCATAAAGAACTACGCTCCTAAGTTGCTGGGATCGGATATACGGCTGGCGAATAGACTCGGCGCTTTGTTGGCAGAGCATGGCGAGAAGCTCCCCCTCAAGTTGAAAGGTACGAACAAGAAGACGGGTAAACAGTGCATCGCGACAAAGAACATGTTGCCGCAACTGCAAGAGTTCGGGGGTGAAACCCCAGACGGTGCCCCTTTAGAGCACTGCGGCCCTACGTTCGCCAAGGATGACGACGGTTGCAAATGGCTACAAGCGCACACCGATCCGCAGATTAGTGAGCTAGTCAAGGCTCGGATAGCCGTGAAATCGTGGCCTACGCATATAAAAAAGGTTACCGGTATCATGGATCAAGCGACATGTGGCGGTAGCGACATGCTGCGGGTTCCACTGACCTATTACGGCTGTCACACTGGGCGCCCGTCTGGCGGAGAAGGGATAAACTTGTTAAATCTAGGCGGCAAGGGCCGCGGTACGCCGATTCATTCTCTCATTTCACAAGTGCGCGGCATACTCCAACCACCGAAAGGTCGGCTACTCTGCATTGTAGACTCTGAGCAGATCGAACCCAGATTGCTTGCATGGATGGCCGGCCAGCAGGACATGCTGGATGCGTTCGCCAATGGCGAGGATCTTTATTCTGACTTCGCGTCTGACTTATTTCAAAGTCGTGTGTGGAAATGGGACGACAAGGTAGACGTCGAAGAATACCCTGGGCAAAAGACGCAGGTCGAAATATGGAGAGGGTTCGGCAAGGACAATATAATCGGTGATGGGTATGGCCTAGGTGGCCGCACGGCCTATGCGAGATGCTTGCAAAACCCATTCCTTCGACCTAGGTTTGATAGTGGGGAGTACGACTTTAAAACTGTACAAAAAGGTGTCGACCTGTATCGCAGCAAATATAACCACATCCCTAAATTCTGGACTCGGATGGAGAAGTGCTGGGGCATAGCGGCCCGCATCAAGAACCAGGCGCACCCCATAAAGATACCAGGGACACCATCGTGTATCACGTTCACAATGGAAGATAATTCGGTGATGATGAAGCTCCCATCTGGTCGGCGTATCCGGTACCGAAATGCCAGGTATTCGCACAAGCACAGGACTATCAAGTTCCGTCACGGGCACCTCTGGGGCGGAACTTTGACTGAAAATGCCGATCAGGCCATAGCCCGTGACTTGTTGTGCTACTGGATTCTCAAGGCACTGCGCGACAAGGACTATGATTTCAATATCGTCCTGTATCCGTATGATGAGATCGTGGCGGATGTGCCAGAGAAGTATGCTGAGGAGCACCTTGCACGTTTGCAGGAGATTATGACGTCAAAGCCCGATTGGGCCAGGGGTCTGCCACTGTCAACTGATCATAAAATAGCCGATAGGTATCTGAAATGAGCATTGAAGAAGATAGGCGTGTAGTGGACAGGCGAATAAAGACGGCAGAAAAATTAATTACTGCGGCGCATTACCTGCGATCGCCCATTGTGCATAATTCGTGCCTTGGCGATACGTTGCAACCTCCAGATCACGATGCACTTATAGCTTCAAAGGCGCTAATAGACTGTGCCCTTTTGGATTTAGTAGGCATGACAAGTGGTAGGATAAGGCGCATACGAATTAATCGCAGAGTGCGAGATGCATCTAAGGGCTGGCACTATAAAAAGGGCGAGAAATGAGAGTAGGCGGATATAAATGTCGATCCTGGCGATTGAAGAAGAATTACGAAAGGCGCAAGACACAGATATTCAGGACGTACCTGGACGCCTCACTCTGTTTTCACTATGAGTCGCGTTTGAAAGAGACTCGGTTCTGGGGGCAATTCCGTGCGAAAGAACAGTAAAAGAATAGCCTTCAAGCGGTTCGCTCAGATGCTAAGGCACGGCAAGCCCAGTGTGCGCAAAAACGGCTCCATGGCAACGAAACCGATCGTGCCCGTGGCTGAGGCAACGGAAGCGGAAGTCACTAAAGAGTGCGTGGAGTGGCTAAGACGTCACGGTTGTAGGATGAAGAGGCAGAACAATGGGGCTGGCTATTTGAACGATAGTCCCAATTACGCAACGTACGGTATAACAGGCAGCGCAGATTTTACGGGTATGCTGCCCAGTGGTCGCCGTCTGGAGGTGGAGTTCAAGAAGGGCAGCGGCGGCGTACTCAGCAAGGACCAGATAGATTACATGATTTGGACACGCGGGTGTGGTGGCGCCTACATTTGCGTCCACGGTCTTGAAGAATTAAAAGAAAAAATGAAAAATTTCCTTGACATTTAACTAGAAAGGTGGTAGAATCGGATTATGAAATTTTACTTAATAACTCGAAATGAAAATGGTACCTGTGTTACTCAATACGGGGCCGATAAGATAAACAGCGTGGTGACTAAGCTTATGCAGGATGGATACGTTGAAGATATGGTGGCATTGCGGGGCACTTCTTTTACTGTGCACACTCCAAAGAAATCGTTCAAAGTAATACAGGGATTGACTGTGTGCGTCAACGTAACTGCTGTTGAGGTGGTATAGAAATGAGTAAACGACTTATACATCTCAGTGCGTCATCGATCGGTGATTACAAGGCATGTGTCACGCGGTTCATGGCCAAGTACATTTGTGGTCTTCGGCGGACTGGGCACACGGAGTCGCAGAGACGCGGGCTTATCTGGCATACCCTCCAAGAAATTCTATACGGTAAGCCCGGCGGGCCTTGTCCCCTGTGCTGCGATCCTGGTTTATTAGAAGGCAGTATCATGCCAGGCGCGACATGCGCCGTATGTGACTGTACTGGGGTCATGTTACATGATACAGCTCTAAAGGCTGCGCAGGAACATCTCTGTAAGCATTATGAGCACGTGCCTAGCGGAGTAGAGCCGGAGGCGTACGAGACCGAGCGCGCTAAGCTCCTATACGCATTACACGTCTACAACTGGTACTGGAACATCCAGAGCGATGGTCTTGGGTACGAGGTTGTTGCAACAGAGGTACCATTCAAGTTACCTATCTTGAACCCAGACGGCAATGTGTGCCGCGATGCTATTCTCGTCGGTAAGATTGACAAGATAATACGTTTCGGTGATACGCTTGTCGGTACGATGGAACACAAGTCAACGACCAGGGATATCGACCCGAATGCTGAGTATTGGAACAAGCTAATCATAGACACCCAGACGACTATGTACCCCTATGCACTTGCGAGGATGCAGAAAGAGGGACAGCTTGAGAAGTACGGCATCATGCCAGACCATGAGCTACCCGTGACAACCCTGTACGATGTCACCCGCATGCCAGCCATAAAGATGAAGGCATTGAGCCAGGCAGAGACGAACTCTTTAATCGAGACCGGCGAATATTGCGGGGCTGAGTTCGACATCGATGGATGCGGCATAACAAAGGATGGTAATAAAAAGAACCAATGGTTCAGTGACCGCCCGACAGTCGATGGTTGCTCCGTCACGATAGTCGAGGGAAAGAAGGCCAGTGCGTTCCGGGAAACGGAGAACATGTACGGGGCTCGCGTGTTCAGGGATATGACGGAAAACCCCGAGGAGTATTTCCAACGTAGGGAGATAACGAGGACCACAGACGAGCTTGCCCGATTCGAGGGAGAGATATACTCTATCTACAAACACATCCTGTACTTGCGCAAAACCGGGTATTGGTACAAGTGCGAGGGCTCTTGTGAGCGACCATTCAAATGTGATTACGCGTTGTCTTATTGCTACGTCGGTGAAGAGATAAGCAGAGACAACGTCTTAGAAGGGTTCGAGTTAATTTGGTGAAGAGGCGACTATGGACTTGTGCAGCAACAACCACAAAGAATTGTGTTATAATTCGGGTTTTTGTCCGGCATGCGAGATCAGAGATGAGTTACAAGAAAAGATTGACACCCTCAATGCCTCCCTTGATGAACTGACAGAGGAACTAAAAAAGGAGTTAGAGTGATGACAGAAGTTAAGAAACCGCTACCGAAATTTGACAATGCAGCAGCGAAGGCAGCTAGGTCCAACATGACCAGATCTGTAAAGGACAAAAAGCGCATAAAGAAAAATTTCTCAATCACAGAATTCGCCAACGGCGAGGAAGGGAAAAAGATTATCCTGTACTCTGACTCTGGCATGGGCAAGACTTCCCTGGCCGCTACTCTGCCGAGCCCAGTATTCATTTGCCCAGACAGGGGAATACAGGAATTGGTACACCCACTCGGATTGACATGGCCCATCGTGAAAGACGTGGATACATGGGGCGATTTAAGGGACGTTACCCAAGACTTGTCCCTGTTCAAAGACAAGGAATCGGTAGTATTCGACACTGGCACGGTTGCCCAGAATTCCCTTTGCACTCCATGGGTGGTCGAGAATATACCTAAGGAGAAGGGCGGCAAGGCCAGGAAGATCGCGGATTATGGATACGGAGGTGGGTACGAGCACGTATTCTATGAGATGCTGCTGTGGCAGTCCGATCTCGACGGACTCGTTCGCGCTGGTAAGAACGTGGTGATATTGTGTCAGGCGGCGCAATCGGAAATCGACAAAGCGGGATACGGCAAGTACCTGCAATCGCATCCGGATCTTTTCAACAATAAGAAAGGTCCCGTCATGCCATCCTTCGTGGCGTGGGCCAGTTACGTTTTATACATAGACTGGGCGGATATTAAGATAGACGATCAGAAGCGTGCTATTGCTTCAGATGAGCGGGGTGTGTTTACTAAGCCCGAGATGTTCTTCAAGGCTAAGTCACGCGGTGACGTCTTTGAAGAATACCCGCTCGTGCAGTTCGAGAACAACGCCGACGATACGTTGTGGCGCATTATGTTCGATGGAGATACCGAAGATGACTAGTAAAAATAACCTACCCTTAGATACGTCTGGTGAAAATAGATTCTACAACGGGGTCGAAGTAGACGGACGTGGGCCTATCCCGAATAAATTCCTTGACCGAGAGCTTTGGAGCCGGCTTCCCAAAACCCTGGATGAGCCCACGGTCACAGTTAATGGTGTCGAATTGGCGCCTAAGTCTCTTAGGGAATTTGAAGATGGCGAATAACAGGGTGCAAAGAAATGACAAGTGCCCGTGCGGGAGCGGGCTGAAACACAAAAAATGCCATGGAGACATGCAATTGGCCAATATGGCCACGAGCGCAGCAAAGATTGTAGCAACCATGAACATCGCCCGAAGGGTCTACGACGCTGATCCAGCGACGGAATCCCAGTACCGAGAGGGTACGTTGCAAATGATCAAGGTGCTTAACAATATGCTGCCAGATGGAATCGCGGTCATCATGGTAGACGCGGAAGAGACAGAACCGGAGATCGACAAGCTCGCCGAGAAAGCGGAGTCCGGTTCGTCGCTAGAAGAAGTGCAGCGCGACATGGCGCCGTGCCCGAGTTGCCTCACTATGTTGCCAAATGGCATGATGTGTGCCAAAAGTCAATGCAGAATCGACAGAGTAAAAGGAGAACAGTCATGAACAAAGTATCGTTTGCAGGAACTTTTAAGGGTCGCGTGCTTGAACACGCCTATGGTGAGACGAAAGGTAACGTAGAAGAGGGCAAAGACTCACTTCCGCAACTGATCGTGGACGTAGCACTTGAATGGATCTGGAATGAAAAAGATGAGGGGTGGCAGGATTATGCCGATAATGATGAGCACGCTGTAGCGTACCTGCATCTGTTCAACCATGATGAAGGGGAGTCACTTTACCACGCACAAGTTATGAAGGTGTTCGGATGGGACGGCACGTTGGTTACGGACGTTGACGATATGGGCGTCGATGACAAGATCATTCAAATTCGTGTCGAAGAAAATGATTTCAATGATAAAATTACCCTAAAGGTAAATTGGATCGATGAAGAGGACGCCGTGCCTGGTCAGCGTATCCGGAGATTTAGCGCCGCCGATTTGAAAGCCTCTGCTAGTAAATTCGCTATTCTGTCGAAGAAGAGCAAGGGAGCAGTCAGCAAGCCCAGGGGCAAGAATAAATCAACACCCGCTGCACCTAAGACCCAAGGGGCCTCCCCGGTCGATAAGGCGGAGAAGAACCGTCTTCGCCGCGAACAAGAACTAAAGGACAAGGATGTTAAGGATGCAGCGGCAGAGGTAGCAGCCGTGGAAAACGGCGTCGACAACGGTGACGGCACCACGACCGCGCCCCTCAAGAGAAGTATGCCCAAATTCGGTAATAAGGCTGAGATCAAGGAAGAAGCGGCCTCAACTATGACAGCCGAAGAGGCATGGGGTAAGATCGTCGAAGCAGGCAAGAATAATAATATCTCCGATGGCGACGTCCAGGGTACGTTGTTTGAGGAGCTAGTTGAGGCAACGGGTGAAAAAGAACCGAGCCTTAAAGACGCCACGAATGCGGAATGGCCCGCTATTGTGAAATCGACAATCGCCCGATTCGGTGGTGAGTAACATCCTGAATATGGGGAGGACAGGCGGACGAGACGAAACCCTATGTACGTTCGAACTATAAGTCCTGTCCTCTCCAACTTTAAGGCCTCCAATGAAAAGAACCATAGCCCAGAAATATGAAGCATACCGCCACAACATGACGACCGGTATGTGGAAGGCGATGAGCGAAGAACTCAAGCTTGACGTCTCTATACTCGAAAGGATGGGCGCGGGCTACGTCCCAGGTGATATAACGGATAAAGGTCCGAGATGGCAGAATGCCTGGGTGTTCGCAGAGCGGAATTCAAAAGGTGACGTAACAGGCTTGTTGCTCCGGTACCGAGAAAGTGGAAAAAAGTTTTGCGCCACAGGCTCAAAGCATGGCCTGTATTATGAATATGACCCGTCTAGTGACAGGTCTAAAAAGAGATTCAGGGAGGGTCGCCACGAATGGATGCGAGTAGATAGTGACCTTTACCCACTGAAGGACAAAGGTTGCCCGTTGTGTGGTCGTAAGAAATACTGCATGGTCAGCGCAGATGACCCGTTAGATCCACCCGCTGTTCTATGCACGAAGAAGAAAACCAGAATCCAGCAGTCAACGGGTTGGCTTCACATACTGGATGCTTCTAGGAACATGGGCGGCATCACATCGCCGATGAAGGCCAGTGACGGTCCCGTGCTATGCGTCGAAGGAGCTACGGATTGGGGTGCTGGTCTGACACTCGGGTTCGACACCATAGGGAGGCCGTCTAACCTGGCTGGTATCGAGATGCTACAGAGGATGCCATTTAACGGGAGGCCAATATGGATAATCGGCGAGAACGACAAGACCGTGAACGCCGCAGGAGACATCGACTGGCCAGGAAAAGACGGCGTCGACAAAACCGCGATCAACTTACAGGGGCTCGGGCCGATCATGAAGGTCTATCCCCCGGAGGGTGTGAAGGACTTACATGACTGGCTTGTTCGCGGCCTCGTCAGAGATGACTTCACGGAGTACGTCGAGGAACATGGTGACCGCAGCGAGGAGATTGACCCTGATTTATTTGCAGACAAAGACGTTATAAAAATTGGAAGGCGATTCCTGTCAGAGAACTTTACAGTCGGGGAGTCGCCGACCCTTAGATTCTATTACGGCTCGTGGTACCAGTGGAATGGCTCGTGCTATGAGCAAATCGGTCTACCCGCGGTGCGCGGCTGCATGTATGACTTTTTAGAAGGCAAACAGTTCATAGCGACAGATCCTAGCGGTGTGAAACGGGTTCAACCTTATCTAGTGAGCAGGACTAAAGTATCTGATATAATGGAAGCGTTTACACGCGGGGGATGTCTTATTAAAAACGATCCCCCGTGCTGGACACGGGGTGTAAGCGGTTCGAAACCGGAAAATCTCATTTGTTTTAAGAACGGGGTTATAGATGTCGAGGAATATATCAACGGACGAGTCACCCTACACGAACCTCACCCAGATTTCTTCTCTACTACCTCTTGTCCCTATGATTTTAACGGTGACGCAGACTCCAAATTCGTTGACGATTTCTTGCTCGAAACTTACGGAGGAAACCGAGATTGTGCGGACCTTCTTTGGGAGTGGTGCGGGTACCTGCTTGTTCCAGATACGTCATTTGAGAAAATGATGCTACTACAGGGTAGCCCTAGATCCGGCAAAGGAACAGTTATCGAAATGGCGTCTAACATCGTAGGGGCGGATCAACACTGCACCACTACTCTTAGAGCGATGACAGAGCGATTTGGTCTTCAACCATTCTTGGGTAAACATCTATGTACGTTGGGAGATGTGCGTAACCCTAGTGCAAGTATACTTAGACGCGCCTTGGAATTGATGCTCGGCTTAGTAGGCGGGGACCCTCAGCCTGTAGAGAAAAAAGGGGTAAACGATTTGCCTTTGGTCTACCTAAAAGCTCGGTTTATGCTGGCTATGAACGAGATACTAGCGGTTTCGGACGAAACCGGCGCCATGGAATCCCGCTTGTTGGTGCTCAAGCATTTCGGATCGCACATTAAGGATGAAGATCATAAAATAAAGAAGCGAGTGACGCAAGAAGCCAAAGAGGGCAAGCTTATCGTCAATGCCCTAAACGGCCTGAAACGGTTACGTGCGAACAACCGATTCACGGAACCGAAATCGTCGGGCGAGATCATGGATCAGTTCCGCAGCATGTCGGCACCTGTTTCTACATTCCTACAAGACTGCTGCACGGTGGAATCGGATGGAGTAGCGTGCCTGAACTCGATGTTTGAAGTGTGGTCTGGCTGGTGTAGAATCAATGCGAGGAAGTCCGGTCTACCCGAGCAGTTCTCGAAGTGGTTGCTCGGTCACGTACCGTCAGTGAAGAGGAGCACGTCTCAAAATGGTGAAAGGACTGTGCGAGTCTTCACTGGAATAAAGATACAGGAATGGGCATATGAAAGGTACATAGAATGATCGAAAAAGGCGACTTGGGTTTGTTCGCACATTTATTCATGGAATTTAGTAAAGCGTACTTAAAAACGGATGAAAGTCTTAGAGATGACGCGGACTACGGAGACGTTTTAGACAAGGCGTATAGGGAATACACAGAATGAAACACTTTCGATGTAGAGACGATCTACTCGAACTCGCCTCTGGGCATCCAAGAGAAGCGATCAAGAGAGCGGTCTTGGACGACAACGTGGAGTGCCTGGGGTTCTTCCTCCGATTCTCGGATGAGGACCCCAGGCCCGGATGGGGTTTCCGTGTCAACGGTTTTGGCAACAAGGGAAATTGTTGGGTATACATGGTTGTGTACAAAGGCAGGGGTTTTGTCTATAAGAGTATGGACCGATACCCCCGCCAGATACCGTGGCACTACTGGCATGGCGACGGTGGCTTGAAAGACGGCGACAAACCGAACATATATAAATTTTATAGACAGCTACGGGAGGAAGAAAATGAACACAAAAAAGCCGTTGCCGGACTTCCTAAGAAGAGCCGTTGACGCGCAGCCAGGCTCCACAGAAGCATCGAAGATAAAACTAGGAACCGTGCCTAGCCTGGTGTTTAAGCTGACTCGTACTCGTCCATCCAGGACCACCGTATACAATTGGGCGCGCAAAGGGATAAGTGGTCCCTTTGGTCGTAAGGTAAAATTGAGGTCGTACACGGTGGCAAACACCTTGTTCACGACGAGACAAGACGTGATGGCATTCCTTGAATTAGTTGATGGAGGAGTCAGAAATGATACCGAATGACCAGGCGCACACCAAAGTCATAAGACAGAGGTACGCCAACACCAAGGGAAATCCGGTATTGCGTCTGGCGAGTATGTGGAGGCTGGGGTTTACACCGTTCGCTATTCTGTGGCATCACGAGGGTGCGTACAGTGTGCTGTCGAGAAGTTTCGTAGAGACGATATTCCGGTCGTTGGACAATAAGGTTGCTGCGGGTTCACAAAAAAATTCCCTAGAATACGACGTTTCGTGGTCGCAAGCTAGGGAGATAGATTATGATATCGGTAGGATGTTAGCTGCCGGTCCCACTAATTAGAACCTTATACGATATCAGGCCCAATGGTACGCCGTATGTGAACAGAATCAATTTGATCCACGCCATGTCATTGGACAGTTTCGTGAGTAAATCATGATCATTCTTGTTACTTGTCATCGAAGGATCCTCCTTTTGTTCCTTTTGCTGTCCTGTCCGTATGTCTGTACGCCGACGCCGAGCATGCTCACCATCGTGTCAGCGGTTGCTCTTGGTATGCCGTGTTCCATCACCGATTGTACTACTTCCCTGGTCGATAACGGTGTCACGAGACTCTTGGCTACAGATTTTACCGTGGTTGTTTCCCCGACTACGTTCTGTCTTGCGATTATGTCCCAGGCGGCACCATGCAGCGGTGAAAATTTACTTCGGGTAAAATCGAAAACCACTTCACCCAAATCACGGGAACCTGAACCGGATAACGACCGTACCTCGCCGCTCACGGAACTTTTTGTTTTTCCCGAAATCGCTCTAGATATCAAAACCGCCGTTTGCGACAGCCCCTCGACTACATCGTATCTAGTATTCCCGTTCTTTTCCTTCAGTTTTAAGAAATCGGACGAGTTGGGGTCGTCTTCTACTATGAAGTCTCCTAGCTGGGCGGCTAACCACAGGAATATAGCTTTCCCGGCCAGGTATCGGCCATACTCTGCTAGAAGAAGTCTGCGCGTTTCCTTCTTACCAGGTCCTTGCCACAGATTCTTTCCAAATATGAACTGGAACCTGCTCGATATCCATCGTGGTGAGAAGAAAGCTGCGTTAAGCAACGGTGCGTTTTTCTCCAAACTCCCTAGGCTACCGCGCCCTGTTGTCACGTTGACGAAGTCCGCCAGGTTGTCTAGCGCCGCTGTTTGATCAACAGACGGGTCCGGGGGGAACGCCCTAAGCAGCGCGCTAAACGAATCCATGCGAACTTGGTTGAGAATAGCCGTATATGCCCTATTACTGTGCGATATGATAGGTATGTGCCGCGACCATTCGGACCTTATGTTTTCTTCTCCCAACGTAACATCGCCATCTGGGTCACTGAAAAATATGCTGTGCCTAACGGCTAAATCGTAGTCCTCTAATTCTTGTATATCGTCGAAGGCTTTCCGCGATCCTTTCTTCGTCGCCAGGGCACGAATCATGGTGGGAAACGCTTTGGCTGTCCTTATAGGATGCATAGCCAACTGGATACCCCCCTGCCGTCCGAAGCCGGAAATATCGACACTGGTGGTTATGGACTTGGTCAAGTTGTGCAGCTCACTAACGACTTGTCCAAATATAGACCGGGGTCTCAACCTCCCAACGTGCCTATCAATTCTCTGTTGTAGCAGCTTTTTTTCTGAGGCGAGCTTAAGGTGTTCCGCAGATTTCCGCGGTATATCGAACCGTTCCCCACTCTGGGGCAACTCTCCGGTCTTCTGCATTCGTTTAAGTTTCGCATCGAGGGCAGCTACCTGTTCAGTGAGCCTCTGCACCTGGGCGGGCTCCGTCTTCTTTAGATGAGCCTTTAAGTCTGCCACTTGGCCCCGCAACACCTTTATAGCGTTCGGCTGCTCGGTCTTCTTCTTCGCCGTTTCAATCGGAAGCCGCCCCTCTGTGATCGCGTTTGCGAGTTCTTTCCCCGTTGCGTCCAGGTTTTTATTGGTCCTCGCTTCACGTTTTATAGCGGCAAGCCGCCTCTTAACGTCGACCACAGCTTTCTTTCGTGACTCAAGAACTTCTACGATGGAATCCACGATGTCGTCACGCGTGACGCTGGGTAGATCCTCCGCGATGACGTCTAGGGCACCGTCTATATTTTGGACCGACGCATCTTCCTGTACGACGGCCACAACAAGATCGTGCAGCAACTGAGAAAAATCGGAACAATCCTTAGCCACCGTAGCACCCCCTTTCGATCAAACTCTTGAGATCGGTCAAGATTTCGGCTTTCGTTCGCACATTCTTACTCTTGGCGCGTTTTACAACAGCCTCGTTTAGTACCGACTTCTTGTACTTCGTCTGCTCGGCCTTCAGCCTCTTATCTGTATCGCTCAGTTCATTCACGTTGGTTCGGACTCGTTCCTTGGCGTGTTCAGTAAGCTCTTGACCCGCCGCTGCTCTGGCCCGTGCTTGGATAGTGGCAAGGTCGTAACTCTTATCGAGTGTCAGCTTTCTCGCCACGAAATCCTTTCCCTCTTCCGAACCAGATTTTATAACGGCGGCGCTTAACGTGTTGAATTCCCTCACGAATTGGTTCATTTGTTCCAGGGCGATCCTGTCTGACGCGATCGGTTGCCCGCCAAGGCTGTCGTTTACCCGGTCTATCCCAACTTTCAACTCTACCATTCTTTGTACAAGGGCTCCGGTTGCGACACGATCTATGGCTCTGGGGTCTTTGTTTACCGATGCTGCAATCGCTGACGCTTTTTCAACAAGGCCACTATCGATAGCCCGCTGCCGCGTTTGCAAGAAGTCTTCGCCTCCTTTGGTAAGAATCGGCGATAGGCCCATCGCTTCCCTATCTTGGTTTACCATCTTTGTCCTGGCAGATGTTACCTCCGCGAGTGTTTTCTTGACTGGTGGCATGTCTTCAGGCCTGGTTCCCACGCTCAGATTTGCGGGCGGCTCGGTGACCGGAGTGCTGGCGTCCGCAGCGAGGACCGGTTCTCCTCCCTGTGACTCCTCACCTTTGGCTATATCTCGCAGGGCCGCGGTGTTGGTGGCCCCGAGGTCAATGCTGGCATCAGCGGCGGCTTCCGCATCGGCGACGGCTTTAGATCGCAAACCCTGTACAGCTCCACGGACACCGCCCGGTCCTAGGCCTAGCACTGCGCCGCCAATGGCGGAACCGATTGTCCGGCCGACAGGGTCAACCGCCGCGGTACCTCCCATGATCTCAGGCAGCCAGATCGGTGCCTGTTCTTGTAGGGCCTCCGTCATGGCCTCCTTTATCATTGTGGCGGGCAGTTCCTTTAAGGCGCCGCTCACGGTCGTCTTGGCTATCACGCTCTTGGTTACCTTGGCTTTGAGGGCCGAGAACACTTTTTTACTGAGCTGAAAGGCGGTCTTAAGCTGAAATGTTTCCAGCGCAGTATTGATTACACCGATTACATCCCCTGCGAATCGGGCCTCCCCTTCAGAAAGATTGCGCTTCTTGGCTTCCGTGTAGCCCGAGTATCCTTCATTAACACCAATGGACGCCATGCCCAGCACTGGGTTCACCAGGCCTAGTATCGTGGCCTCCACCATCACGGGGAGTGCCTCACCGCCCAGGCTCCCGACCCAACCAGCTATGCCGGAATCGGGGTCACGTTGTAGTTCGGGAGCTTCCGCCCCTTCAGCTACCTGTTTAGCTGCGAAGGCGCCAGCTTCCGTCAGCTTCCGAAATTCCGGCGACAGTCGCTTTAACGCCGCAGTAGGTAGTAGACCGAGAGCACCCACCCCCCGGTTCAGGACAAAGTCCATCGTCGCGGCCTTTATCATTATACCGCCACGCTCCAGACCCCTCCCACCTTCCACGCCGAACCGGTTGTACCAGGCTTTCTGACTTATGGGGGTCTCTAAATCGCCACTCTTGGCGACACCACCACCATTCTTGGCGGCACCGCCCCCCCTAAACGAGCGCATAACCTCCCCGCGAAAGAGCCTACCTTCCTTGGTTTTACCCCCGCCAAGGCGGAAATACTCCGTCTTTTGGTCATCTGACACTATGCCGAGTTTCCTGTCTAAGTCGTCAAAGGAGTCGGTAGGCCTGTTCACTTGGATGGGCGGAGCCACAGGCTGTGTAGCGGCGGAGAAACCAAGTTTACTATCTAGGTCATCAAAAAAGCCCATAGGTCCTCCTATCTGAGTTCCAACCCGTTCGCCGCCTCTTCCTGTGACATCCCGGCTCTGCGCCTACGCAGGTATTCTGTTTCTGCGGCTTTTGTCGTCGCTCGCTTCTTCGCGATAGTGTTAGCTACTGCGGAACTCATTACACGTTCACCGACGGTTGATCCTTCACTGTTGGTTCTACCAAATGTCCGCAACATGTTTTCAGTGCTCTTACTCGAAATACCAAATGTTTCCCGTTCTGCTATTATAGCACGCCGGATGTTGTTCAGGAAACTCTTCGTCTTTCTGAATTCTGCCATGGCCGCCGGGTCGTCGCCGGTTACTGTAGTGGTTTGTAATTTAGGATTGTACACGGATGTCGCTACTATGGAGAAATCATCCGTTAAGGGGCCGTCTTTTTTAGAGAGAGTGGTCACTTCTCGCGGTGGCCCAAGGGCAAGTCCCTTACCTTTGGTTTCTGTTTGGGTCCTAAACCTATCTTGATCCGCCTGCACCTGGCTTTCTAGTTTCTGTAGGGCGTTGAACTGAGCAAACGGGTTGACCTGTTTGCCCTTCTCCGGGATCGGGGAAAACAGGTCACCGAATTCTTTGCCAAACGCGGTCCGAGATATTAGGTTTCGGGCTGCGGCGATTTGCCCCTCGTCAAGGATGCCTTGGGATATCAGGTCTTCTATACGGCCCATAAGACCAATCTTTTGCTGGTGATCCTGGTACAAGTCTTCTGCCTGTTTTTTGTGACCGGCTTCAAGCTTCTGGGCTGCGGCGAGGTATTTTTCTTGACCCATTGCTTTCCTTTGTTTGTTTATAAGCCGTCGCTGTATGTTCGTTTTCCGTTGTAAGTTATCGAACTGACTCCGTACTTCTTGCTGTGCGAACGTCCCCGGGTCAATCTGATTCAGCGGTTCGGGTTGCGGCTGCGGCTGTTGTGGGTCTTCTATCAGCATCTCACGCGTAGGACCTGTCACGCTATTCGGACCTGGCGCGTCTCCTACCGGAACCCACGTACCATCGTTAAGTTGTACCATACCCTGTGGCATTATTCCACCTCTTTCCCATCGGGTTCCGGGATCGGCTTGATGCTTTGTTTGAATATAGCCAGAGGAACCAACTCCTCATCTGTCACTTTGTCGTGGGCCAATAACTTGTTCAGAATAGCACTAAGTGCCGTCAGTCCGTCTTTATCTGCCTGGATCTCCATGATAACCCCTTATATTATGTAGTAACCCGTTAAAATTGCACGTCCGCTATTTGTCCACTCAGTCTCTTGTACGCGTGATGGTCCTGATGTCCCATCCCAAAGGTACATCTCGATCCGAGCGGAAGTCCCAGCCACAATTCCCGTTAGTGTATATCCCGCCGGGATCGCCAACCCACTAGAGAATCCCATATTTATTGTCCCGGAGTTAGAAGCGCTCGTAAATGGCAACGCCTCAATGCTCATACTGCCCGTACGAGAGGCTATTGAAGCTGTCAATATGTCTACTGAGAAAAATACCGATCTACCAATCTTAGTATAAAAACCACTCTGAATAGTATATGTTATTGTGCCGGAACCGCCTGTGAATACCACTGTAGGAGTGAACGTTCCCTCCTCGTAATCATCGAGCGTGTTAGCATTTGAACTTGGAACTTGTGTGGCTGGGAATACTATTTGACCCCCAGTTAGAGTCAAGTTCGTGAACGTAGGACTATTCCCGGTATCCAATCCTAAGTCAGCCCTAGCCAATGCCGCCGTGGTATTAGCAATCAACGTCCTACCGAATGACGGCAGGTCAGCAGCCACGTGTACGTTGTCAGCGGAAGTGTAGTACATCTTATCGGCTGCCATAGACACGGCGGCCAGGTTGTTGAGCCCAGTGTCGAACGCCTGAACGTCTGACCCTATAGACACACCGATAGACGTTCTTAGCGTAGACCCCGACTCGGCAACGGGGTCCGTAGTTCCATCCCCCACAATCATTTCACTATCTGCCAGGACGGCCATAGCTGTAATAGCCCCGGTACCCGATCCTAGCAGAACACCGCCGTCTGTAAAGCTTCCAGCCCCCATCCCCCCGTTAGGAACAGTCAACACATTAGTCAGAGTTACCACCTGAGAGGAGTTAATCCGCATAGCTTCAACACTAGAACCCGTAGAAAATGCTATCTCCCCAGCCGCATAATCAGTGGCGAGTTTCATTGTATTATTGCTGGAACTCTCCATGCCCCAAAACCCTACCCTGTTCGTATTATTCCCGCGATAAAGCTCTATCAGAGTTGCTACTGCTAGGTCCGTTGCAGCATCTGAATCTGACAGTCTTATCGTTGGGACTACACTCTCTATATGCAGGTCTTTTCGAGGGCTCCCCGTGCCTATGCCTACGCTGCCGTCCCTATTGATTCTGACTCGCTCTGTGGCACTTGTTGCACCAACCGGTGTTGTATGGAAGGCAAGTGATGTAGGAGATGAAGTATTTGTCCAATTATCAAATGGCACAGCTTGGATGAGTGCCACCACTTCCTCGGAACCATCTTCACCTCCTTGGAATTGAATCGTTCCAACATCTTGGTTGAAGTCCACGAAAGCATCAACTCGTTTAAGGACAATATCCGCAGAAGCATCTGACCTGCTAATGGTTAATGCGTTAGAGAATGTCCACGCCCCGCCGA